ACGCGGATTTCTTCGCTGATAATCAGTAAAGGCAATGCTCTCGAAGTCCTTATGGCTGCTGCTGCTACCTTTGCTCGAGAACGAAAAGCGAAGTGGGATGCGATTCGGTTGTGGAGCCATTGTTCTCCTGACTATATGGAAAATCGATAAACCCTACGCCTGAGCGAGCGAAGCGAGCCTAGGCGGTGCACTCACCCTCTCATCCCAAATCGAATGGGCTCTGCTCACTAATATGGGGCACAGATTAGCTTTGGCTTCCCGGCAGCGAGCGCGCGCAGCGTGCGAGCGAGCGAGAATTTAATTTCTCTTCCGATCATCCAACAAATCGGAGGCGCGCGTTGTAGGTGAGGGTGGTTGTCTGGGCTGCTGCAGTGGAGTAGCCAATGACATGCAGGCTGTTGTCGATCACGTTGGCGATGGATGCGGTTGTTCCGGCATTGAAGTTGATCGTGAGATCGTTCAAGGGAATGAACCAGTGAAAATCAACTGTACGGCCGGCGACTGAAAAGGAGTCGACCGCGAAGTGAGAGATGGTGCGTGGGCCCATCTCAAACGTCTTGCTCTTGAGGATCCGGAACCGGTTCCCGAAAAGCAAGTTGCGCAGGGGCGCTGCGTTGCCAATGACCTCGCTGGAGGTGTTCTTGAAGCAGTCCTCGGAGTTCATTTGAGCTCCATTGGATTGCGTGTCGAGCACGACCGCAATGAAGCAGCGATTCCCTGTTGGGGGGTTCCCCAGCAGTTCCACGCTGTCCACGTTCAGTGTCCCTTTGATCTCCAAGTATTTGCATGTGATCCGCTTTCCATCGCGCTGGGACGCTCCATCCCCTTGATCGGGTGTCGAAATCATGCTTGTTGCGGAGGGGTCCATTTCGGCTCCCTCTGCGTCCGCTGTAACAGCCAAGCTGCCGGAGAAAAAAGTATCGTAGAACTTTTTCTCTATCCCCATGAACCCCATGGTTGCTGCATTGGCTCTCATGAATGCGTCTCGGCGGGCTGCGAGCCCAGCCGCTCGGGCCTTGGCGCCCGAAGCCATAAAATCCCGTCTCACGCGTCGTTGTCTCGACGTGACCCCCTTGATAGGCACGAACTTAGACTTGAATTTCGGCATTGGTTTCTCAGGTGCGAGCAAAAGTGGCCTCTAGTATTACAGGCCACTTTTGTGCCTGGAACATCCATGAAATGTGCTGTTCCTAAAATGTGTGGGGCCCATGTGCACTGATCCATGAATCACTATTGATCATCACTTATAAATACGCCTGACGTGTATGACTGCCCGCGGAGCCAGGAGGACCGGGGGTTGACCGCGAGCCAACGCCACAGCGTTCAGTCGCGCAAATGCCGAAAGCTGCCAAACCTACGCAGAATAACAACTGGTGGTGCTTCACGCTCAACAACTACACTGAGGATGAGTATGAGACGATCCGTGCTCTCTATCACGATCGAAAGTACAAGATTTCCTACATCGTTGTTGGACGAGAGAAGGGGGACGAAGGCACCCCGCATCTGCAGGGCTTTATCGCCTTTGCGGTCCGCAAGAAGTTTGCCACGGTCAAAGCCATTGTTGGAGACCGTGCTCATCTCGAGCCCATGCGCTCTATCCCTGCGAAGGCCGCTGCCTACTGCAAGAAGGAAGGCGACTTCTTTGAGAAGGGCGCCCTTCCGACGGAAGCCAAAGCGCAAGGATCCCGCAGCGACCTCAATGCTGTGAAGGACGCCTTGGATGCTGGCGGGTCAACCTGGGACCTGGCCAAGGAGAGCTACGCGGGGTTTGCTACGATCTCGCGATCTCACAAGTTCTTCATCGGCTACGAGACCGCTCTTGCTGCCCCAAGAGACTTCCAAACCCAAGTCTACGTGTTGTACGGGGACCCGGGGACCTACAAGTCCTATGCTGCTCACTTGTTCGCCGACCTCTTCACCGTTGTACGTCCGCGACATTCTGGGGACGGGGTGTGGTTCGACGGGTACGACCCGGCACGGCACCGCGCTGCGTTACTGGACGACTTCTACGGATGGATGCCATTCAACAATCTCCTCGAACTCTGCGATCGATATGGAAGCCGCGTTCAAGTCAAGGGTGGAACCGTTCAATGGAAACCTCAAGTGCTCGCCATTACGAGCAACGTCGCCCCCGATCGCTGGTACAAGTACGGAGAGGGCATGGACTTCAATGCCCTCAAGCGAAGATTGGCTCATGTCTTCGAACATCGACGTGTCGAAGCAGGAAACGATGCCTTGGGAGTGGGAGTGGGAGACCTTGTGGTCACCGCTCATCTAGGCAGCATCGATTGCCATCCCTTGCGAGAGCATATGCTTATTCTTCCAAATGGCCAAGGAAAGCTCTTGGACATTCAAGCGGAGCTGGCTACTCAGATGGATGCTGATATGCAGATCGAGTTCACTCGGGCTGCTATGAATGGTGCACCCACACGGGGAGAGCCTGAGGTGGTCGAGATACTTAGCTCGCCTGAACCCGAGGATGCAAACAGCTCCATTTCGTACGCGGATTTCTTCGCTGATAATCAGTAAAGGCAATGCTCTCGAAGTCCTTATGGCTGCTGCTGCTACCTTTGCTCGAGAACGAAAAGCGAAGTGGGATGCGATTCGGTTGTGGAGCCATT